AGTTGAGCTTTCATTTCATCAAACTTGAATCCATTTAACTCTTGTTGTTTCATTATCCTAGCTACATCTTGTTCTATAGATATAGACTGTTTAGAAAATCCTTTACTTTCTTCTCTAAGTTTCTTTAGAACTAAAGCATTGACTTGAACATCTCTAACACAATAGTCTAACATCTCTTTAGAATAATTAAGATAGTCTGAGAACTCTATCTTATGATAGCCTAATTTATATCCCCACTTCTCAAGGCTATGACCGCCTTCTCTGTTGGGATTAAATAACCTAGACAATACAAGCGTATCAATGACCGGTATCTTTGACAAGTCAACACCACCGAACTTCTCTACCATTGGTATATCAAATCCGATGATGTTATGTCCTATTAAAGTATCTGCATTAGATAAAAGTTCATAACCTTCAGTCAATTTATCTGGTGGATATTTATATATCTTTCCAGAGTCCATGTCTTGAGCAACTAAACAATGTATTAGAGTTGCTTTTAGGTCATCTGTTTCTATGTCAAATACTAAGTCCATTAAAATGCCTCGTCTAAACTATCATCAAAAGTAATATCTTCATCTGTTAGTTCAGATAGTCTACCTGTTTCTCCATCATAAATAAGCCTACAAGCCATGCCAACATCACCTGTATATCTTGATTTAAGTATACGCATCTTTGTTGTTCTAGCTTCATCAGGGTCATCTGATTGTTGATTACGTTCTAATGCTATCACACAATCACTAAGTTGTCCAATGCTATTAGAACCTCTTAGATGAGATAGAGATACTTCAATACCATTCTCATGTCCTTTGTTACCATCAACACGTCTCAAGTGTGAAACCAAAATGATTCCTGCACCTGTCTCTTCTACCAAACTTCTAAGCCTAGTCATAATTGTATCAATGGCTCGTCTCTCATCTCCTTCATGTACAGCACTAACTAACATGTGAAGATGGTCAACGACTACCCACTTACAATCACAACCTATAATCATAAATCTAAGTTTGGTAAAGATATCATCAATGTCATTGGTTCCAAAATGAGAATGAACCCATACTCTATTCTTGTTCTCACCGTCATAAAGTATATCAAAGAACTTATCTAGTTCTTCTTTACTAAATCTATCTCTGATTTGGTCCACATACAATCTAGCATTAGCTTCAATAGATAAGATACCATCAATAGTTCTTCTCCAATCTTCTTCTAATGCAATGATACCTACATTATCTTTAGTGTTCTTGATAAGATGATGTTCAAGTTCACGTGTGACACTAGACTTTCCAAGTCCTGTACCACCTGTAAGAGTTACAAGTTCACCTTGTCTAAGACCATACAACTTCTTGTTAAGTCCTTCATAAGGATAAGGTACACTTTCTTTTCTCTCACGATTATGAAACTTCTCACGTTGTTCAGAGACATTTATAACACCAGATGGTGTATAAACTTTACTAGCCCACCAAGCTTCAACAAATTCTTTATGTTTGTTGTTTCTTAGCATGTCGTTAGGGTCTTTCCACCCATTAGGAAGGGTAACTATCCTTGCCTTTCCCGGCTTGAAAAGCCTAGCAACTTTAATACTAGCTTCTTGTCCTGCTTTATCTTTATCAAATGCAATGATGACGTTTTCAAAGTCATCAAAGAACTCTAAGCTTTCCTTGATGTCTCTTACTGCACCATTGGCACCACGTTTGATAGATACTACAGCCCACTTAGAACCAAGTAGTTCATAAGTAGCCATAGCATCACATTCTCCTTCAGTAACGGTAACATATTTACCGCCTTTGAAAAGTTGTTGACCAAACAATCCTGTATCATTATAAGTACCAGAAACATAGAAGTCTTTATCTCTACAGTTCCTAGTCTTAGTAGCTGATAACTCATGCCCATTGTAATAAGGATACAAATGCTTAACGACATTACCTTGTAAGTCGTGTACACATTTCACCCCATACTTCTGAGCAGTTTGTACAGAAATTTTCCTATCAGTTAATGCTGAAAACTTTCCTTCATCTACCATATCAGGTTGTTTAGTTGGTGTTGTTGTAACTGTTTGCATATCCTTTCCTCCACATGCTTTAGTATAGCTAGGCATAAACTCTCCACAGCTAAAGCATTTTGCTGAGTCATCTTCATTGATTCCTACAGCATCACTACTTCCGCAAAGTGGACAAGGTTGATGTAACTTATCCCAAGTTTTATCCATGTTAGCCCTCACTATGAATTAAGATACTTCGTTCAAAGACTCGTCTTCGTCTGAAGATTCTTCAGTTTCAGTTTCTTCTTGTTCAACTATAGCTTCAGGACTATCCTTTAGCACAGCTTCAAGATTGTTCTGATGTCCTTGTGAAGCAAAGTTTAAAGCTTCTACCATGACGTTTAACGTACCTATCTTACTGATAGATATGTTAGCACCATTTCTCTTTTGCTCATCTTCAATCTTTGAAACATCATAGACTGATTCACCATCATCATTTTTAATAGTAATAATCATAATTAAAACTCCTCGTTATCTGAACTAGGTTCAGTATATTCAACTAAATTAGTAACCTTTACAGCTATTAACTCTGCAAACGTACCATACTTTCCTGTGTAAGGTTTAATTTTCACAGTAACTTCTGAGCCATTACCAACACTAATATCTAAATCGTTGCCATCGTTGTCAACTAATTTAGGTGCAGGGTTGGTTGTCCCATCGTGTCTATCTACTTTTCTACTGAATGAGAAAGCAGGTTCATCATATTTAGGTTGACCATCTCTAGTTCTAACCCTTGATAAACCGATACCTTCTAATCTAGTAGCAGTATCTTCATCAGTCAGCACAACTATTCCATACTTATGTGGTTCAAACTTAGTGTTTGGTGTGCTGATATTAGCCCACATAGCTTTTCCATCTACATACTCATACATATATTTGTTCCTCCTATAGGTTTATTTTTAGTATTAAGTGTTTGGAGTCTATCATACTTTTTGTTTTTGTGCAAGTCTTTTTGCTCTTCTTCTTGCATTGTTTCTATCTCGTGTAAACTGTATAGCACTCTGTAAATCTTCCCAGAGTTCATCAAGTACTTGTTTCTTTTGTTCTTTATTAAGTCTTGTAATGATTTTAATATCAGACTTCTTAGGTATCCACGTATCCCAATAAGCTTTGTCCATGTCTTTCCATGTCCAACCTATCTGCTTGTCTAGTGTTGTTGATTTAAAATATAAATTCATATAACCCTCGTGTTAAAATGCCTTACCCTCGTTTAACATCATGAGTACACAAGGGCAAGGGCTTTGTTTTAGTGTGTTGGACGATGGGTTCTAGCACTCATTCCAACCTTTATCTTACGACCTTCTTTGTCAATCCATGTCCCCGAATTTAATCTAGGATTTATAATGGATAAGACTTCTGGATTTTACAGTAAGCTCATCTAACACTAAACTTTTAAAACTTAGTCTGGTTTTAGTGGCACTAGACCAGAAACTAGCACGATTGCTCGTATGTCTTTAGGTTCAGGAAGGTTAGTTGAGGGCTACACCTTTGGACATACCTATCATACGGAGTAATTATATTATTCCTGTCCCTCTTTGTCAACTTTTAAATCTAATAATTTAACTTTATATTCATCCTTGTTCCAAGTAAGTTCATAACATATAGGGTCTTTAGGATTATCATCATTATATTTTCTAACATAATCTTCCCAAGCTCTATACTCTGCCTTAGTCATTGGCGTTAGTTCAGTATCTTTTATCTCGTCCACCATTCAGGCTTCTCCCTGTTCTTGTTCCATTGTGCATAGTGCTTCTCATGTATTACATAATTTCTATAAGCCACAATGGGATTATCATCTTTGTATTCATCAGGCATAGCCTGTGCAAGTGGAGTCATGTCTCCTTTATGTATGTTATCTGGGTGCTTCTCTAAAGCTTCAAACAACTTAACATAACTTGCATGTTGTCTATTGTATCTAAAATTATATTCCATTGCAAGAGCTAAGAAGTGAACATACAACCATTCATAATTACCTCTTGATTGTCTAGCCCATACTGTGCATGGATGATTCTTGTATGCAGTTTTGTAAAGTCCTACACTATCTGCATACTCATCACCGTCTAACACTCTATGAGCTGTGCAAAGCATCTGAGCTGTTTCAAGTGGCATCTTCACTAACATCTTATCTGGTTGTGCTTCTGCTGATACAACAG